GGCGGGCGCGTGGAGGCACCCCGCCGCCGGGCCGCGGCACGGCGTGTAAACGCCTGGAAGCGGCGCCGGCGCGGCAGGGGGCGGCGGCAGTGAGCTACCGCGACGACGCCGCCTACGACCCGGCCGCGCCCGCCGAGCGGCCCACCCTCGGCGAGATCCGCGCGTGGCTGGGCGTGCCGACGGCCGAGCTGACGGCCGAGCAGCTCGCCGACGTGTACCACGCCGAGGCCGAGACGCAGGAGGCGTACAACACGACCGAGCCGTACTCGCACGGGCTGCGCATGGCGCTGATGCGGCGCTGCGCGCGGGCCGCCGCCGCGCGGGGGCTGCCGCTCGGGACGCTGCCGGTGCAGATGACCGGCTACCCGGACGCGCACGGCGCGCAGATCCTCCCGCGCCTTGACGCCGAGATCGAGCGATACGAGGGACCGAGGCGGGTGATCCCCATTGCCTAGCTCGCGGTTCACGATCGAGGACAGGGACGCGCCGCGCCGCGCGTGCCGTGACGGGCTGCGCGACATCGCCGGCGGCATCCGCGACGAGGCACGCGCCGGGACGCCGGTCCGGTCCGGCCGGCTGCGGAACGGGTGGCGGGTGAGCCGGGGCGGCGACGGCGACCCCATGGTGGTCAACGACGTGGAGTACGCGCGGTTCGTGGAGTACGGCACGCGGCACCGGCCGCCCGTCGCGATGCTCGGCCGCGCGACGGCGAACTACCGGCAGGGGTCCGGATGACCACGCCCGCCGAGCTGGCCGTCGTCACGGTGCTGCCGCCGGGCACCGTCGGCGTGCCCTACTTCGCCGTCCTGGCGGCCGAGGGCGGGACGCGGCCGTTCACGTGGGAGGCCGACGGGCTGCCGGACGGCCTCGCGGTCGACGGCGAGCGGGTGACCGGCATACCCGAGCAGTACGGCACGTGGGCCGTCACGCTGCTCGTGACCGACGCGCACCGGGCGACCGCCGCCGACGGGCAGGTGCTCACCGTGCAGGCCGAGGAGGTGCCGCTGCCGCCCGGCGCGGACCCCGCCCTGGCCTACCCGCGCGCGGACGTGGAGTGGATCGTCTACCAGGCCGTGCGCGACCTCGGCGGGACCGTCGACTGGTCGCTCGCCGCGACCGAGCGCGACCCCCGCACGTGGATCACGGTAACCGGCGTGCAGGTCGACGTGCGGGCCGCGACTAAGGGCCTCGCCGCCGAGCGGGCCGACCTCGTGCGGCGGGCCGTGGCCGCGCTGCCGTGGGCGGCGGCGGCCTCCGGCGTGATCGCCGCCGTGGACGTGCTGGCCGGCCCGTTCTGGGAGGCCGACGCGACCGGCCAGCCCCGCTACGTGGTGCGGTTCGGCGTCACCTCGCACCCGCCGAGGCGGGGCACGGCCGGCCCGGCCGCGCGCGGCCCCGTCGACCCGGTGCTGCGGTACGCGCGCCCGTCGGTGGAGCTGGCGGTCCGGCACGCGGTCCGCAACCTCGGCGGCAGCGTGACGTGGTGCTACGCGGCGGCCGACCGGCAGCCGCGCGGGTGGCTCGCCGCCGTCGACGTGCAGGTCGACGTGCGGGCCGCCTCGAAATCCTCGGCGTGGCGGCGGGCCGATGCCTGCCGCCGTGCCGTCTGCATGCTCCCGTGGGCTGCTCAGCCGCACGGGGTTATCGCGAGCGTAGACGTGACCGACGGCCCGTTCTGGCTGCCGGACGCCGGCCCGCGATACGTGGCCCGGTACGCGATCCTGACCCATCCGTCGCGGCCGGCTAGGCAATCGACAACCAGGGGGTAAGTCATCATGCCACCGAGTCCCGCAACCGGAACGCTTGACCCGGCCGAGGTGCAAGTCGGCACCGCTAACGGCCCCGGAATCTACCTCGCCCCGGCCGGCACGCCCGGCCCGGCCGACACGCTCGCGCCATGGGAAGCCCCGTGGTCCGTGCTCGGCTACCTGTCCGACGACGGGCCGACGGTCGCGCAGTCCACGGACAGCGAGGACATCACCCCGTGGCAGTCCGTCGTGCCTATCCGTACGGTCCTGACCTCGCGGGGGGTGACGCTGCAGTTCACCATGTGGCAGCTCAACGCCGAGACCCTGTCGCTGTACTTCGACACCGACGCGGCCGTGCCCGGCGAGGACGGCGAGATCGACATGGAGGTGCGGACCGACACCCCGCAGCACATCTACGCGGTGGGGATCGACTCGGCCGACGCCGACCGGGTGCTGCGGATCGTGTTCCCGCGCGCGTCGCTGTCGGACGCGGGCGACATGCAACTGCAGCGCGGCGCGGCCGTGCCGCTGGACGTCACCCTGTCCGCGCTGGACGACGGGGGCCGGCTCGCGCACATCCTGCTCGGCCCGTCGGGCACCACCCGGCAGACCGCGCAGAGCACGGAGGCGTTCCTCGCCGCGACCGCCGCCGTCGGCGAGAAGCAGGAGCGCGACACCGGGCAGGGCAACGGCCGGCGCCACACCGCCCGCCGCCCGGTCGCGACGCCGGCCTCGGCCGGGACCGGGGGTGAGTAGCCGTGCCTCCGGGGGCCGCCGCCGCGCGTCACGCCGAGCAGACGGTATTCGACCTCGACGCCGCCGCGCTGGCGGCGGCAAGCGAGGCCACCCGTGAGCCGTTCGCGTTCACGTTCAAGGGCGAGGCGTACGAGATGCCCAACCAGGCCGAGTGGCCGCTGCAGGCGCTCCGCGCGTTCGCGGCCGGCGAGCTGGACGGGGCGCTTGAGGGCATCATGGGCGAGGCCGCCGTCAACCGGCTGACCTCGGCCGGGATGACCCTCGGCGACCTGAACCTCCTGTTCGATGAGGCGGGCCGTCAGGCCGGGATGGGAGACGGTAAAAATTTCGGGCCGCCGCAGCAGCGCGGTTCCACCCGGAAGTAGAGGCGGCGTTGCTCGCGGCGTACGGGGTCGACACTCTCGACCCCGGTGTAAGCACGCGCCGCGTGCACGTGCTGCTCGCGATGCTCCCGCCCCACGCGCGCCGGGGCGGGCAGACCTGGTCGACCGAGGCGGCGCTGCTGGCCGGCGTGGTCGACCACCTCGCGTGGCTCACGTACGTGACGCTCAAGGCGAACGGCGCTAAGGGCGCTAAGAAGCCCGCCGGCGTCCATCGCCCGGCCGAGTCACGCCCCTACGCCCCGCAGGCCGACACCCGTAAACGGCCCGTTGACGGCAGGCACGCGCCGGGAGGGAAGCCGGGCACCGAGCCCGTGCGGGCCTCCTCGTGGGCGGACGCGGCGCTTGCGCTCGCCGGCGTGCCCGGAGTGAAAGTGAGCACCGGCAATGCCCCCGCGTTACGGCCGCCTTGAGATCGGCATCACCGCCGACACGCGCGGCATGGAAGTGGCCATCCGCTCCGCCGCGACCCGCAGCGGGGCGGAGGCCGCGCGGGGCATCGGGCAGGAGGTGTCCAAGGGCGTAGGCGGGCTGAAGGGCGTGCTCGGCGGCATCGGCAAGGCCGCCGCCGTCGGCCTCGCCGGGGCGACGGTCGCCGCTACCGGGTTCGGCGTCGCCGCGTTCAAGACGGCCGCCCGCGCGGGGGAGATGGACGCGACGCTGCGCGCGCTCGCCAAGGCGAACGGGCTGTCCTACGACTCGATGCTCAAGAACGTCGGGCAGATCCGCAAGCAGGGCATCGAGGCGGGCACCGCGCAGAGCGTGGTCGCGGAGTTCGCCAAGAACCAGCTTGACCTCGGCAAGTCGACCGACCTCGCGACCGTCGCGCAGGACGCCGCCGTGATCTCCGGCAAGAACAGCACCGAGACGCTTGACGCGCTGATCCACGGCATCACCACGCAGAACAGCCTCGTGCTGCGCAACGCCGGCATACAGGTCGACGCGACGCAGGCGCAGACCGCGTACGCCAAGCAGCTAGGCAAGACGCGCGCCGAGCTGACGCCGGCGGAGAAGTCGCAGGCGCTGCTCAACGCGGTGCTCGAAAAGGGCGGGTCGGTCGCCGGGGCGTACTCCGCCGCGATGGAAGAACCCGGCAAGGTGCTGCGGTCCTTCCCCCGGCTGTTCGATGACATCCGCCTGTCCATCGGGCAGGGCCTCGTCAAGGGGTTCGGGCCGCTGATCCTGAAGACGTACGACCTGACCAAGGCGTTCTCCCACATGCTCGCGCCCGGCGGCAAGCTCGCCCCCGTCATGGGCGCGATCGGCGACGTTGCAACCAAGATCGCCGCCCCCGTCGGCCGGCTGATCGACAAGGTGACCGCGTGGGTCAAGGGGCTGGACGCGGCAAAGGTCAAGGGGTTCGCCGACGGGCTAAAGCAGTGGGGGCCGATGCTCGCCGGGGCCGCCGCCGGCGTGACCGCGCTTGTCTCCCCGTCCGTGCTCGGCAAGATCCCGATACTCGGGTCGGGCGTGCAGAACGTCGGCCTCGCCCTGGTCAAGTCGCTGGTGCCCGGCCTCACCGGGGCCGGCGGGGCCATGAAGTCGATGACCGGCC